GATGCTAAAGAAGCTGCGGGCTTCTCACTAACTGGACTTAACTAATGGCCCGTGAGGCACATGAAGCTGCACTACTAAGATGGGATAAGCTATCAATCCTGCAAAGGCATTATAGCTCTTTCTCCGACTTCCTAGACGATGCCTTCGAGCATCTAGGCTTTGAGGCCTCATGGGTTCAACATGACATCGGGCAGTACCTCGCTAACGGCGGGTACAACTTGATGGTCCAAGCTCAACGGGGACAGGCCAAGACTACCATTACCGCGTGTTACGCGGTGTGGACCCTGATCCATAACCCTAAAGCCCGTGTGCTTATTCTTAGCGCCGGTGGCACTCAAGCCAACGAAATCTCTACCCTTATCGTTCGTCTCCTATTGACGATGGAAGAACTCGAATGTATGAGGCCCGACCCTTCTAACGGGGACCGGACTTCTGTTGAAGCGTTCGATATCCATTACACGCTAAAGGGTGTTGATAAATCCCCGTCAGTAGCTTGTTCCGGTATTACCGGGAACCTGCAAGGTAAGCGGGCAGACTTGCTCATCGCCGATGATATTGAGAGTGTTAAGAACTCTCGTACTGGCATGATGAGAGAACTGCTGCTTGCCCTGACGCGGGACTTTACCTCTATCTGTGCTGATGGTCGGATCATTTATCTTGGTACGCCACAGTCACAGGAAAGTATTTACAACTCGCTTCCGGCCCGTGGTTTCCTTGTCCGCATTTGGCCCGGTCGCTATCCTACTAATGAGCAGCTTGATAACTATGGCGACATGCTCGCCCCGATTATTAAGCACCGTCTAATGATGAACCCGGCCCTCGCCTATGGCGGTGGTATGCTAGGAGATCAAGGACAGCCTGTTGAGGAAGGCGACTACCTTGGCGAGGCTCAGCTTCAATTCAAGGAAATGGACCAAGGCCCGTCATACTTCCAGCTTCAGCACATGCTGAATACTCGTCTGGCTGACAAGCTTCGCTATCCTCTTAAGGCCGAGAACCTCGTGGTTATGCGGCTGGGTGGCGACAAGTTCCCCATGACGGTAACTCGTGGTATGACACAGGACATGCTGGTTGACTACTCCGTTAGTTCCCTAGCCTTCAAGATGATGCGGCCAATGTCCGTCTCTCCTGAGGTTGCTGACCTGCAAGGTCGCGTCATGTACGTGGACCCCGCTGGTGGTGGCGCTAACGCGGATGAAACCGCATACGCCGTGGTAGGCTTCCTGAATGGGAACGTGTACCTGTTGGACGTTAATGGCGTCCCCGGTGGCTATGCTGATGAGACACTAAAAGAACTAGCTAAGGTCGCTATCAAGTGGAATGTCACGGTCGTTAAGATCGAAAAGAACATGGGCTATGGTGCGTTCAAGGCTGTATGGCAACCCATCCTTCGGGCTAAACAACTCAATGCTGCTGGCATGGAGATACCCGGTTGGGAGGGTGCTATCGAAGAAGATTACGTAACGGGACAGAAAGAAGCCCGTATCATTGAAACTCTAGAGCCTGTAATCGCTCGGGGTTCTCTGATCGTAAATGAAGCTATAGTACAAGAAGATGCGGAAAGCATCCAACGCTACTCTCCGGAGAAGCGGCAAACCTATAGCTTCTTTCACCAACTAATGCGGATCACCAAAGAGAAAGGTGCTCTCCCGCATGACGACAGACTAGATGCTGTTGAGGGCGCTGTGCGACACTTTGTGCAGATGCTCGCTATTGATCAGCAAGCAGCTATCAAGGCTCAAGAAGCCAAGTTAGCTCTGGAACGCCTTAAAGACCCTATGGGTCGCAATCGCTATGGTGCTCCCCCTCGTAGAGGTGGTGGCTCTATATTCAATAAGTATAGGAAATAATATGCGCGACGACGCTCTGCCGTCTCCCGGACTGGTCTCCGGCTCTCGCCAGCTTCGCTGGTTGGCTGCTAAGGCCATTTCGTACATTGACGTGAACAAGACCGCCGCAGGTAAACATGAGCAAGCGATTGCTCTGGCTGCATTCTTCACGGCTTGCTCGACCGCCCTTAACGGATTTAAGGAAATCGCACCGACTAACTCTGTTGTTCCTACCATTACTGGTACAGCTAAGGTTGGTAGTGTCCTGACTGCTAATGATGGTACGTGGGCGAACAACCCTTCGTTCCGCCGCCAATGGCAGGCTAACAGCGTGAACATCGCTGGTGCTACGGAACGGACTTATACTCCCGTTGCTGGTCAGCTTGGCCAAACTATCCGGGTTGTCTATGTCGGTTACAACTCTGCCCTCCCTGCCGGACTGACGGTTAACTCTGCTCAAACCACTGCGGTCATTGCCTAATGCCTTTTGTGCCGGGTGGACAACCTCAAACTACAGCCCCAGCGTATTGGGACGCGGCTGGGGTAGTTAGGCAGGCTCAGGCTACCTACGCTATTGATCCCGCTACCGGGGCTGCTGTCGGCAATATGCCGCTGCCAGCCACCGTTGGTCCGACTGCCGTGGCGAACGTCAATGATGCAGTTACTATCAACACCGCTGGTATTGCTACAGTTGGTCTTTACTTTAACAGAACCTCTGGCGCTACTATTGCGTTTGAGGGAACACTAGACGGTACTAACTGGTTTCCTGTTTCAGGCACCAATATAAACCCGCAATCTACTGCTTCCACTTCTCAAGTTTCTACTACGGGTTCCGGTATTTTCGAGTTCAATGTTAGCGCAATAAATCAACTTCGCGGACGTGTTACGACTGCGGGTGTTGCTACGATTACGTTAGTTCCTTCTAGATACCCTATTTCTTCCTCTGCGGTTGTAGCTTATCTTCCTACCGGTTCTGCAACTATTGGTGCTTTGATCAGTACCTCTTACTTTGCAGATACTGTTGCGCCTCTTGCTAGTGCTGGGGCTTTTACAGGAACGACCCGAGATTTGGGTACTAGTTCTGCTACTATACCCTTCACTACCTTTGGTGCTTCATTCTTTGCGGACCAACCGGGTACTGCGTTTATCGAGCAATCGGTTGCAGGGGGTGCTACGTGGCGTGTCGTTGCCACTCAAGCTGTAACTGCGAACACTAACGTGGACCTTAATGTTCCTATCCGTGCTCGCTACTATCGCGTTCGTTATCTTAACGGCGCTACGGCTAATACGATCTTTGAAATCAACTCGTCCTTCAGAGATTAATGTCCGTAACGATTGACGGCAAAGAGAGCATGGTGGCTGCTGTGTCGCTTGGGGATTATACCCTTAGCTACACGGCGGTCCTCACTCTCGCTGCTGGCAACAGAGGGGTTAGTATTGCGGTTCCATCCGCTAAGGCCGGAGACATAATCTCCGTTAGACCTCGTGCTGCCATCACTGATGGGTATGATATCGGGGCTGCGTATTGCATTGCTGACGGCACTGTCGTTATCATTGTGCACTATCCAGCGCTTGGTATAGGTGCTTCGTTCAACCTACCTGTACGGGTATTTAGGATTGACAAATGAACATTGACCGTAAGGTTATTGCTGGCGCGGTAGGGGCAGTCATTGCCCTCTCCGCTGCTGGCCTTGGCTTCATCGCCAACAACGAAGGTAAGGAGAACGCTCCTTATCAAGACATCGCTGGTATCTGGACTGTCTGCTATGGCAGCACTGGCGCGCATGTTGTATCCGGTGGTACACGCACTGACGAAGAATGCCTTACTCTCCTTGAGAGCGATGCTGAACGCTTTGTCGCTGCGGTAAACCGTTGTACGCCTGCGCCTAAGAACCAGAACCAGTTCGACGCTCTGGTCTCCCTGTCCTTTAACATCGGAGAACAAAGCTACTGCAATAGCACTCTTGCCCGTAAGTTCAATAGCGGGGACACTCAAGGTGCAGCGGATCAGTTTCTGGTCTGGAACAAAGCTCGTGTGAATGGTGTGCTCGTTACAGTTAAGGGTCTGGATAACAGGCGTCGCGCTGAGCGAACCCTCTTCCTGAAACCCGTCGAGGAAGCCCCTGTGGCGGCCCCGAGTGGGTCCGCGAATAACTGCCCCGGCCCGGTGGTGGAAGGCCCTGCACGGGCCGGAAACCAAGGCTAACGGGCATGTCTCGGCCGGGGATCAAGCCTCCGACGATGGGACAGGCTTTGGTCCTCGTCCAGATCGTGAGCACCATCGCTAACTTCAACTGGAAAGGTTTGAAGACGCCTATGTTGGCACTTAAGAAACTATGGGATAGCCTGAACCTCAAAGAGTATTGGGGTCGGCTTATCCTTGTCGGACTAGCAGTCTTGCTCATTAGCGCGTGTCTTTATGACTGGCGTAGGCAAGCTGTGGAGCGTGTCGAAGCTGAGGCAGCGTTGGCTGTTGCAGTTGGGCAGGTACGTGTATTGGAGCTTAAGGTCAATGCGGATGAGGCGGCTCGTAAGGAGCGTGCGGATATCCTGATTGCCCTAGCTAAGCAGAACAAGGAAGATATAGATGATCTACAAGAAAGCGTTGATGCTTCCCCTGATTGGGCTAACCAGCGTACTCCTGCTGACGTCCTTGCAAGGCTGCGCTAGTACAGAGTATGCCCTACAACCATTCCCTTCAGAACTAGCAGAAAACTGCGTTAAGCGGCCAGTGGCTCTGGAGACTAATGGTCAGTTGGCTATTGCGTACAAGACAAGAGATCAGGACTTGGACATCTGCAATGCGGATAAGGCTGCGCTTAGAGCTTGGCTTAAGTCCATTGATGCTCCGCCTCGTGGAGCTAACTAGATCGGGAATGATCCTTTTATACGCTAAATCGTATAACTCACACTTATGCGGTTTAGCGTATATTTCTTAGCGACCTGAAAATGATGGAGATATGCGAGAGGAGCCCTCCCATTCCACGAGTACGGAAAGCCCCCATAGGGCCTCTCACACATTATAGTGCGCGCGTTAGCGTGTGCATGCGCGGTTCCTTCCTTGGCTGATCGGTTTGATCGCTTAAGGGAGCCTTTTAATCGGGCTTAGAGCGTGTGCAGCCAAGGGCTATCTATCTCATATTAAAGGCCTTTCTATCGGTTCGTTTGATTTGTCACCCTCGGACACAGAGAGACGCTTGAGCTTGTTAGATATCCAATCCTAATAAGGCTGCATCTATTTGCCCGATAATACTATGGTTAGATAAGACCATGAGTAAGAAGGTCTCTCTTAATAAGAGTTAGTATAAGACTACCTACATAGATACTTATAAAGATACTATATAAGATACCTGATAGATACTGACAGCCAAGATAGATATACCTCGTAAAGCTCATCTGTATGTGAGAGATAGTAAGAACCATATCCATAGATACTAAGACAGCTTATAAGATACGGATTGAGAGGATAGCTAAGACGCTGATTGATAAGGGTTTATAAGATTGTTGGATAAAGCGCATCAAATCGCTTGTGTCCTAATGAGGTATCGGCCATATTGATGAGGCCAAGGGAAACCAAGGCGACGCGGTCTTTGACATCGTTAGGCGCTTGTTACGGGTTAAAGCCCGTGTCATACCTTGGCTTATGCTAGGTCCTATCCGAATGCTCCGGCGACTGGATAGCTACCGAATATAAGTGCAAACGATGGGTTGACATAGAACTCCGGTTCAACTAGCTTCTAACGGTGGCTTAGGCCATAAAGGATTAACGTGCATACCTGATTGCAAGGCGGGAACCCTTGCTCAGTTGATCGGGCTGGCTATGCTGGTCTAGGATAGGACATTCGTGCCCTAGCTCTAGGCCTCGGGACATAGACGCCAACGGACTGTCTAACCGATACGCTTGATAGGCGTATTGTAACGGCTTCTAGCGCTACGCTTTAAAGGGTGATGCCTTGCGTAGAATAGCTAGACACATGCCTCGGCTGCCCTTAGCACGGCGGGAGGACTACCATGTGCCTTAAGTTGGAGTGACGGGACCATTGCTGTACCTTGGCGCTTAAGCCTTGGATAACAGCTACCACTAGGGACACAACTCAACAACTCCCGCACTGAGGACGAATAACGTTCGGACCTCACGGCGAAGGAGATTTATTTGTTGAGCGTGTCGTTAGTGGTGAGGGAGTGCCATGCCTAGGCTATTAGGTAGTGCTCTGGTCATAGCCGATTATATGGATCAAACCGTACACTCCTTCTCCACTAGCGATAGGCTAGGATATGAGAACCCGGTTATCCACATGACTGACGTTAACACCTCGACCGTTGCCAAGCGCAACATCAAGACCATCAAGACCTCGGGCGCTAAGCTCGACACTCTGATCCATACGACTGCTGTCATTCTGATGCAGCGTGCCCATGACCATGGCGATACTTCGCTGGTCGCCAGCCTGCTGGATGCTATGCCCAAGGGCGGGCGTCCTAAAGCTCTCAAGGCATGGTTCGAGACCTTCTCGCCCATCCGTGTCAACGGTGACGGCAAGGTAGGCCTGCTGGCCGCCGACAAGCGCGTCTGGCTGATCGCTGAAGCCACCGCCAAGCCTTATTGGGACTTGAACCCTGAAAAGGACGTCCAAGTCTTCGATCTGGACAAGGCGCTGTCTGCCATCCTGAACCGCGCTGCTAAGCAGCAAAAGGACGGCATCTTCACTCCTGATGAGGCTACGACTAAGCGTCTGGCCGCTGTCGCCAAGCTGGTCAAGGCCAGCTAAGTGGACGGAAGGTTCGTAGAAGGGTTGCTATGGCTTATCTTAGTCCTAGCAATCCTTGGCGGCATCACTTCCGTCATCGCAGTAGCACCTCAACGAGACATTCTTGTTGGGCAGGGGTGCGAGGGGCCTAGCTCTATCGCTGTCTCATATGAGGAAGATCGTCTTCCTGTGTGTCAGCGCATTGATAGGCATATCGTGCAATGACGGCGCTAAGTATAATCGGTTGGCTAGGTCTAGGCACCCTTTGGATGCTGATATGGGTAGCGGTTGGTTATATAGCCGCTGAACTATTCAGGATTTGGACAAGATAACCGGACCTGAGGACCGACTAGAAACTTTCGATAGGTGCGCTAGAGTTAGTGCGCTTAAAGTGACGTAAGGGCGGGTTGCAACCCGGAACCCTCTCCGCCTATCGACTGACGTGTAAGACTAGGTAGGGCTATGCCCTAAGCTTGCCAAGGTAAGCCCTACTTAGCAGCGTGACTATGGTTGAGTGCGTGACTGTTGACAGATGCTCAGAGGTTGGTCCCTAGGAGCGGATGGCGGTATGACCACACGCACTCTACCCTAGCCACGTCTAGGTAACTCAAACATAGGACGAGAACATGACCACTCGGAAGAATATGCCTGAGCGCAAGCTGGCCCGTCAACAACGTGCCGCTGCTCGCTTTGCGGTTGCTTCTAAGGCTCCGCACCAGACGGCTGAAGACTATTCCGCCTACGTCGCTCGTGTCACTTCGGCACAAGCCAACCTGCTCGCCAAGATCGGAGCTTAAGACCATGCGTATCACCATCAATGGTATCACGACGGATCGCGGTAACTCGCAAGAGGAACGCGCAGCGGCTGGTGCTCTGGTCACCAAGGCCGTGCGCCCTCGCTACACGACGCAGGCCAAGCGTAATGCTAAAGCCTATCAGGCTCCCAAGCAGGAGGCTAAGCCCTTCACTCCGTGGTTCGGCCACCATCTGTATGTCGGCATCAACGAACGCGGTGCTAACCGTGAAGAGCGGGAACAAACGGACTTCTACGTCTGGCTCCGCCGTAACTTCCCGGCGCTGACTAACTACGCCACCAAGCTCACTCGTATGGGTGAACTGGACGCCAAGCGTTACGCCGGTCCCGGCACTCGCTCCAAGTCACCGGCTCGCTATGATGCCTTCGCTAAGGCTCAAGCAGCCTAATGCCCGTCATTGACTGGCTCTTGGCCATGCCCTTGGGTATAGTAGCAGTTGCACTCATACTGTTGGTATGCTGGGGCATGTGCCGTGCCGGTTTCGACTTGCGTAAATAGTATGCCTGTTGATCCGGTATTCACATTAGATCACTGGCCTTGGCTAGTACCTATTGGTCTAGGCTTCATCTATATGTTGGCTAACGTCATATACTGGCGAATGCCCGGACCTCACAACCACTGAGATATTTTCGACGCGCAAGCCGTCATTAGTCTCCTTGAGCCAGACGGATGCTGGAATGAATGAACTAGAACGATACGGCCTATTCTTCCTGTGTGCTGCAATAGGCTGGGGCCTTCTGGCCCTCTCTACTCTCCATAACCATCGTGGCTATGAGCATGAGGCTCACCACGGTTACCACGAAGGATAGACTATGACCGACGGTCAATACCTCGCCAACGGTCTTCTCATCTTCTTCGCCGTGCTGGGCGTTCTTGTCTGGCTGGGTGATGTGTTTGGATGGGAGGGCGACCATGACGACCCTACGTTCTAAGCTGATCGCACACTATAACCGGAAGGCTCACTTGGCTGAGCATCTGGCCCATGTGCACAATAGGTTCGGGCCTACTAGGCTTGGCCGCGAGTATGCCGAAAGTGCTAAGCATTGGCACAATAAGGCGCATGAGCTTCGCAATGGTGCGGAGTTTCGTCCTGCTGCTTATGCAGTAGCGTAAGGATATGAGAACCATGAATACCCTGCACCTGCTGGCCCCTAAAGAAACCCATCCCGGTATGAT